GTTGCATACTCAATAATATGAGGATTAAAACAAGCAATGATTTTCTTCTCTTTAATATCAGAATACATGACAAAAACACGTTCTAATAACCCTACTTGATTTGCAGCTAAACCAACACCATTTTCAAGTCTCATAGTATCTATTAGGTTTTCTGCTACATCTTGTCGATTTATATCTTCTGAAACACCATCAAGTTTCATTTTAAGAAATGGATGTCCTGTTTCTATCATTAAATATATTGACATTATGTTCTCCCGTAAAAAGTTGTTTCAACTTCATTGTTATAAAAAAGATACCATGCACAGTTGTCTTTGCCTGTCATGTTACCAAACCACTTGATTCGTCCCACGCTGACTATCTCTGCACATTTTTTCATATATGGTGCAGACTGTTTAGTGTGGGCCCAATCTGCATCAAACAATAACCAAGTAGGACGTAGTTTGGTAAAGTGTTCAATCATAGGGTGAAGCAAAGACCTGTCCCAAGGTGGATTTGTAATAATATATCCTGACTCGTAAACTTCATTCTCGCCCAATTCAGTATAGTCATTCTGTAGTACTCCTTCAAGTTGTGGTTCAATATCACTTGCCCACATACAAGTACCACCAAAATATTCTAAGTGGCGACATAATTGTCCATCACCAGCACAAGGTTCAGCAAATTGAAACCCTTGTGGTAGATGTGTAATAAGAGGCTCTACCGCCGCAAATGGTGTAGGGTAGAAATCTCTTGGTTTACGTTCAAACTCAGACCTTTTTCCCATTAGTCCACCACATGACTAAAGTTTTTGATTTTATCAAATTTAATTGTACTTCTAAATTTATCTGCAAGAGCATCTTGTTTATGACTAATTACAAATACATTCTCACCACCTAACGTATTTAAAATCTTTAGAAACTCATCTGTACCTGTACCATCAAGAGAGCTGTCGAATATCTCATCTAATATTAAAAGATTGGTATTTGCAGAGTTTTTCATCTTTGCAACGGCTCTCCAAGTAAAAAGCAAAGCTAAATCAATACGCATCTTTTCACCTTCACTAAATGAAGAATAAGAAAAATCGTCACGGTGGCGTGACTTGATTGTTTCCTCAAAACTTTCATCTAAAGTAAAGTTAACGTAGAACTCCATAGAAGTTAGATACGTATTGATTAGCTTATTCATAATAGGCAAGTATTGTTTTATTATCTTTGTTTTAATGCCTGTATCCTGTAACATATTCCTTGCAGTTTCAGAATATGTCTTGTCTTCGATCAATTTTGATTTTTGCTCTGTAAAGTTTATGAGTGAAGATTTTAACTCTCCAAGTTTTTCATAATCATTTTTATTAACATCAGCGTGTTCTAGTTGATTGATTTCAGTCTGTAATCTACTATTAAACTTTTCTAGTTGTAGAATAGATTCATTGTCTTTTGCTATTTGAACTTCATGTTCTCTAATTTTATCAGCAATTTCAATAATTTGTTTTTGTCTCTCTTTATATTTCTCTAATTCATTCTTTAACTCTGACAAACCTTGAGATATTTTATCTGTGTCTTTTCTCTTTTCTTTAATAATATCATTCTTAAATAATTTACTAATATGCTGTTGACAAGTAGGACAATCTTCATTTGTTTCAAAGAAATTTATTGTCGAAGAATGAGCTCTATGCTTTTCATTGAGAGTAGACTTTATACTTTGTAATTTCTGGTACTTAGATTTTACAGAATCTGCATCACTAATTTCTTTCAGTAATGAATCAATATTATATTTAAATTCACCAATCTTAGCTAGTCTAATATGAATTTCTTTAGAATTAGAAGAAAGAAGAGTAGATTTTTCTTCAAGCAACTTATCCTTATTCTTTTTTATTTCGTCAATATAGTTTTCTTGTAAGTCAACTTTCTCTTCTGTTAGACTTGTATTATACTCTACATCACGAATATCATCAGCATTAGCTTTTAATTTTTGTTTTAGTAACATATTCATAAGAGAAAATATTTGTATATCTAGTATCTCTTCAACCACTTCACGGCGATGCCGAGACTTCAGCTGCATGAATGGTATGAACGTAGAACTTCCAAGTATAACAACCTGAGTAAAACTGCGATAGTTTAATTTGAGAATTTGTTGTTCGAGATACTTCTGGTAGTCTCTAACATTTGCATCTTGATTATACATCTTACCATTGACGTATATTTCAAAAGTATTTGGTTTAATACCACGTACTACTTTTATTTTCTTAGAGCCTATCTCAAATTCAACCTCAACCATAGCTCCACTCATATTAACAGAATTAACTAGTTGAGCTTTATTGATACCACGAAAAGGTTTACCAAATAAACCAAAGCATAATGCATCAAGAATAGTAGATTTTCCTGCTCCATTTTCACCTATAATAAGTGTTGTAGAATTTCTGTCTAATTGAATTTCGGTAAAGTTATTACCTGTTGAAAGAAAATTCCTCCAACGTACATATTTAAAAATTATCAAAGTTCTAAGTCCTGAGCCTCGTTATATAAACTCTTCATAGTAGTTTTGAGTCTATCTTTACTTAGAGTAATATCAAGCTCATCAATATACTTATCAAGTAGTGTTAGAGTGTCTTCTGTGTTTTCTACAATATCATCTGATACATTACTAGCATCAAGTTCACTAAAGTCTTCTATTATCTTTACTTCGTGACAATCTGCTCTTAGTAATCTATCTGTAAATTTATCAAATCCATATAAGTCTTTTTTATTAACCACAATGACTTTTACATAATGATCTTTGTATTTTTCTATATCATGCTTACTATAATCATTCTGAGAATCATCATAGTAAATCTTTTTAAATATTGTATTTGGATTTACTACACGTTCTAATTCTCTAGTTGAAGTATCAAAGATGTGAAATCCTTTAGGATCATCACAATCATTCCAGAAAAGTTCATAAGGTGTACCCAAATAATATATTTGGCCATCATCATTTTTATGATGAAAGTGGCCACTAAATACAGTTTCGAATCTCTTGAAGTGTTCCTTTTCCCAACCATTGGCAGAAACCATACCTTGGCCTGTCATTGCAAAACCAGCAATTTCTAGATGACCCATAAGAATATCTGATTTGGCTGTCTTTAAAGCGTGCATGGATTTATCATAGTTATTTGCATTAATCCAAGGCATTAGAAGTATAGGTGTATCATCAAACTTCACAACTTTAGGGTCAGTATATATTGTACCAAAACCAGCAAGCTCTTCCATAGAATTTACTTCACTTGTATTTTTGTAATACGTATCATGGTTGCCAACAGTAATATGTAAATCTATATTAAGTTCTTTAAAACGATTTATAAATCCCTTTCTAAAATCAGTAGCAGTTTTATATGAAACATACTTACGTCTATCCATAACGTCACCCATATGAATACAGGTAGTTATACCTCTCTCTACTAATGTAGGAAAGAATACTTCATCATAAAATTTAAAAAAGAAATCACTGAAGTTTTGATTGTCATTGCGAGCACCAAAGTGTGTATCAGTTATAATCGCAAGTTTCAATCTTCACCTCTTATTACTACTTTGTCTATTTCATCTTCCATAAAGTTTTCTAATCCTTTTTTTGCAGCTGGAATCTTTTTCTTTGGTTTATAAACATCTTCATCTGGTAGCATTACCGTAGGATCAAAACCAGCAACAGAATAACCAGTATCATCGCCCTCCATAGTAACCCAAGATGTATAACTTGAATTTTCTATCATTTTATTTCTGACATGAGTTTGTTTCTTTTCTTTTGCAATCCTTCTAAGAAAAGCGTAGTATATAATTTGTGTGAAATACGCAAAGGGATTTGAAGATTTCTCTGGATTAAAATTCTGAGCATATTGTAAACAGTTCTCAATACCATCAGAAACCATTTCTTCTCTATAAGTATAGTTTATGAAGTTAGGTCTGTATGCTAAGTGATTAGCAATCTTTAGAAAACATTCTCCGATATAATTTGATATTGGTGGTTTAACTGTTTCTTTTTTATCATCTGTCCAATCTGCTCGCCAGTCTATCATAGCTTGTAGAAATACTTTATTATCTACATAATGCGGTTTTGTTTTCTTTGCTTTCTTTTCAGCCATTAGAATTAAATCTCCTTATGAGTATCATTAGTCCTAATATATACCATTGAAGTATATTTGTCAATGTACTTATTATATTATCTTTTTTCGAAAAGGGAATTGACAGAAGGCATTTGTATGTATATACTCAACTATGTTGAGGTTCAATGAATAGATTTACTTTCTACTTCAATTGAATCTAATATCTCATCATATATTTCTTCATCGGTATATTCTTCTACAAAGGATTTACTTTCTGGATTATTTTCTTCTTTCCAATTATCTAGCTTCTTTATAAAATATTCATAGTATCTAGTCAGGCCTTCTGAAACGATAGCGGTTGTTACTATTGTAGATTTATTAACTGTAAAATATTTTTGTTCTGTATATGGCTCGATCCAACGACACAAATTTAAAGATTCACGTTCTCCAAATTCTGATTCATGAGGAATAATATTCATTAGCAAAGGATTTTGCACTTCTATTTCATTAATATCATCAGAAGTTAAAGTTGCAATAATAGTTTCGCCGTTAACTAATTTAATGATTTTGTATGTAGTATCGTTTTTATTAGAACTATGCATATTAAGCTCCTAAGATTAGTAGATATTTTATTAATAAAGAACACCCAGATAAACAAATAACTGTTCCTATTAAAAATATTATATTTCTTAATGTTATATTCATAATTTTACCCTACTAATATCATAATCAAATTGTTCTTCGTTGTATATATTTAGTCGTTCAGTAAAATGGTTAAGAGTAAAATTCCTTCTATCATTGTAAGATATGTCATCTGAAATATCATATACTAGAACGGAATCTTTACTTGATGATGTACGCAAGCCTCTCCCGATTGATTGCAAGACTCTAATCTTTGACTTACTTGGACTTGCGAGCACGATGTTATTAATATTACGGATGTTAACGCCAGTGCTAAAAACACCAAACGAAGCGATGGTGGTTGATTTGCTGTGTGTCTCAACCAATCCACGAATCTTCTCCCTCTCACTAGTATCTGTTCCACCATATACAAAATATACATTTTCTTCTTCTTTCATTCTATCATTTAATATTTTACCGTGTTTCTCTACAAGTTGAAAGAGACACAGAGTGTTACCATTAAGATGACGTAATAGATTGACCACGAAGTCAGTTCTCTTCTCGTTAGTAACAAGGTATTCAATTTCTTCAGCATAATCCATTTTCTCCCGAATGTTTGGATGTCTCAATATAATACATTTAATTTTTAAACTTGCTAGAGTATTTTTATCGATAAGTTCTTTTGTGGTGACTACTTTTTCAACTGCACCAAATAGACCCTCTAGTACCAACTGATGGGTCTGTGTACCGTCTAGCGTCCCTGTAAGACCGAATCTATACTTACATTGATGCATCTTAGTCATAATACCAGTAAGAGACTTTGCCTTAAACATATGAGCCTCATCACCAATAACACAACCAAAATCACGAAAATATGACTTAGGCATTTTATAAAGAGATTGCCATGTAGATATTACTACGTCCTTTGATACTTTGCGGTCATGTCCTTGATATATTCTTTGACAATACGTACCAGAACTCCATCCAT